TAGCTTGGCCTTGTATATAACCACCACTTGCTATGCTATGACCCCCAAGGCGAACCTTTACATTTGATACATTATTTACATTTACATACTCTGTAATAACAATGCTCCCTGTGTTTGTTGCAGATGCGCCATCGCCTTCACTAGCGAAGGCTGTTGTTGTAAAACTTGTGCCGCCATCAGTTGTTATATCAAAATTCACCCCCAACGTGCCATCTGCCGTGGTAATTACTCTTGAATTTAGATGCACACACCAAACACCAGTGACAGGTAAAGTGAACAAACCACTAGATACTGTAACAGCCGCACCAATAGTTGCGACCTGATTAGGTATAGTAGGAACAGACCAAGCAGTTAATGTGCCATCCGCTGTGAGATTAGATGTAAGACCAAACCGTGATATATAAACTGAGTTAGGCATATTTACTATACCACTGCTATTCACAGTTATAGCACTTGTACCACCAGTGTGTTGTAATTCATTTACTTTTAGAATGCTTGCCATGTCTTTTTCCTAATTCTTTGTACTATTTATACGTCTGTGTCCGTCTTAGGGTCATAAGTTTTTGCATCTTCAAAGAAACTTGTGGTTTCATTAAATCCGAAGTTATCATCATCTGGATCGAACTCTTGTGCAGTTGCGTTTGATGGATTCGGTGCAACAGTATATCTCTGTTCTCTTGAAGGTGCATTGACAGGCATATTTGCATATTGGTCAACCTGTACAGAACGAATAACATTTGTAGACGTTACTGGGCCGTACAAGTAGTACTTTGCAGTAAAACTTAGAGTGTAGATGATGCTCCTTCTACTTGCGAAGTCGCCTTCATAATCATCTTCATAAGAGATAGTATTGAGAACGATTGGAACATCACGAATTATTTCTAATTCTGGAACTTCTCTCATAGTCACTGTGTATTCTGGTTGGAAGTATGGTAGAATTTGTTCTACGATTTGTAGTGCATCATCAGAACTCTTAGATAAGATATACAAATCAAAGTTTACATTATAAGGAACAGGCATGAAACCAGATTTCAACTGATCATTGTCTGCACCGTCAAGAACTTTCTTTGCTTTCATAATTTTGTTCTGTTTTCTAGAAACATCATATTCGATACCAGAAATTTCAAAACCAATACGAGGTAATGTAACAGCAACCTTCTTTGCAAGATTAGGGTCTTCAGTCAGTCGTGCCAACCACTTTTGTTTTGGGCCGTACGCAAGTGGAACTTTCATTGTCTGAATGACGTTCCCACTATTATCTTTCTTTGTCAACTGAATATTGTTGAAAAGAGTACCAAATGCTACCACAACATTTCGTGTGGATTGATTATAAAAATATTGTCCAATCATAGTTATTTCATCCCAGCATCACCGAATGGATTAGATTCAGTGAAGTCTAATATATTATCATCTGCAAGTTCAAAGTCATCGTTTTGCGAGTTCTCATCAATCGTTGCGATATTGTAAGTTTCTAGTATTATATAGGACGCTGCCGCACCCTCTACTGCATTCTCTAACATAAGTGAACCTGTACCATCTTCTAGTGTCATTTGATGTGACAACATATCCAAAGAGTTGTCGGTTTCTATTGCATCAATTTCTGCAATACCTGTGTCGAGAACTTCAGAAGCATATTCAAAGGTTTTACACTTTAACTTATATGTAGGTAGATTGTGTACCTGATAGAAAGGGTCATCATGGTCTACAAATGTAATTTCAAACAGTTTCTTTCCCTTTGGAAAGTAAACCAAGTCTCCTTCATTAGGCCGTGACGAAACAATTATATTGTTGTCTATCGAAACAAACTGTTCCCATCTTCTTCTTGCAACTATAAAGGTTGCATCGTCTTGTATGTCAAGTCCAAACTTAGACATGAGTTCTTTCTCGCCCTCATATCCATCTACATTCTCCATGTACATTTCAATAAGGTATGAAGATTCAAAAGAAGAACTAATGTCCTCTTGCCAAATCTTATCAACGCCTGCCATCTTACGAGGAATATAATAAACATCCTGCCCATAAATTTGCAGTTGTTCAATCATCAAGTCCTCATACAGAGCCTGCTCTGGTTTTGTACCTGTATCAAAGTATACATTAGTAGGCATAATTTATCCTATCATGTGCATCGGCGGCAGTTCGTATGAAAGTTGAATCTGTTCTTCCAACTTGTCAATCTCTTCCTGTGCCTGTGTATAAATTTGTTCGCCGTTTAGTGCAACCCCACCCAACATCTGAATACCTTGAAACTTAGAAAGGTTTGCACCCCATTGTTTCTTGATAAGTTGTGTTGCATATTTCTTTAGAAATATATCATTATAAACATCTGGGTATGAAGAAGGATCTAAGTTACGATAACATTCAATAATTATGTAATCCCCATCAACAAAGTCTGATTGAAAATCTGCATCTAAGTATAATCTGTTTTGATGTTGATTGTGTCTAATAGCAGTCTCACCAATCAAGATATGATCCAGAAAATCTAAGTGTTGCATTGTCATCTCGTAGTGGATAACAGAAGTTGAACTAAAATCATATAAGTCATTTAGCCTTAACTGGTATCTAATATCAAACATATTCAGTGATGCTTTGTCTGTCATAGGGAACACCTTGACAATAGACATGACAGAACTTGGAACAGGAATATAATTCTTCTGTTCTTTCCATACTGCTGTTGTTGACGAATCAATATCCGTAACCTGTGCAAGACTATTATCACTTCTTGAGCGAGTTATGTCTGCTTGAGTAATCTGATATTTTAAGTAAACTCTTTCCACACCATCGTAGTGATATTGTGCAAAATATTGTAGAGCCTCATCAATTCTATCTTCCACTTGGTCTGGATCGACATTTATTTCAATTACAGGCTTACCCAGACTCCTAAGGCACCATTCCTTAAATGTATCTCTTGTATTTGGTATTGCCATTTTGTTTATCCTTTTGTAGTATTTATATAACTAAGCAATCGCAGTGATTCTTATTCTTGGCTTAACAATAATGTCTGTTCCACTACCATCCCAATTGTTTGTTGAATGAAACCTTCCTTCATATGAAGAACTATATTCTCTTGCAGTAAAGTCTAGTGTTTTTGAACTTGTCCATGTACCAACATCACCTGCTGACAGACTTTCACTAACACCAACTCTAAGAATCATTTTACTATAAATCCACATCTGATAGTCTGCGTTTGCAGTTGAAGCTCTCCAAGTATGTCTAGCATTTGTTACTTGTGTTCCAGCAACTCTTCCAGCAAAGTGTAAAAGTGGGCCAACATCTGTGTCTCTCATAAACACCCAAAACTCATAAATGACTCTCGTTGTTCCAGTTGGTGGGGTATAACCAATACTAGAACCATTTATTACTGCATGACTTGTACTCAAGTTCTGAATTGCAGTTACATTTGTTGGTGTGTATGTTCCAGACTGAACTGTGACAGCAACACCATCTGATTGTGTTTCTAGTTGTTCAATAATCTCGCCCGGCTGATAACCAATTCTAAAAGAACCATCAGATAGTGCAGTATTGAATTGTGCAGTTGTTCCACTCAAAGTATTACTTGCAAGATTGATTGTCTTGTTTGTAAACGTATCTGTAGAAGTTGGAGTAAGTGTAATATTACTTGTTAATGCAAGAGTACCAGTACCGCCAGGGATTGTGTGTGTATTAATAGTTCCCAAGTTAGTAATGTTATTAGTTTGTGCATCCAAGTTTCCACCCAACTGAGGCGTTGTATCTGAAACCAAGTCTGTATTAATACCTGTTAGGTTTGCACCACTAATAGCAGGCAATGCACCTGTCAGTTGTGCAGACGGCAAACTTGTTAAACTTGCACCACTACCACTGAAGGTTGCACCTGTTATTGTTCCAGAAGAGGCAATATTACCAGAAGAAGTAATTGTACCAGTTGTGTTTATGTTCCCTGTACCAGTAATATTGTTTGAGTTTAAGTCGAGGTTGCCGCCCAATTGAGGCGAAGTATCACCAACCACAGTTGATGCGTTAATATTAAACCCAGATAATGCTACGTTATTTGCCATATTCTACCCCAATGCAATCGCAAACGCTGATACTTGTTGATTTGTTTCTTGTTTTGAAAACACATCCAAAACTGCTCGTCCGGCACCAGCTCCAGTTGCACCTAATGCTGGACGATATGGAAGAACTACCGCTTCTGTTGTACTCAAAGCAAAAAGTATTGGATTACTAAAGTTTGAACCAGTTGGTTCTGTAGTAGTAAAATCTCCAGCAGATGTTGATGACACAAAGTAAAATTGTCCAGCAGTTAAACTTGAGAGAGTAATCTTACCAGAGAATGTTGCAGTAAATGTATTTGTG